TTACCGCTTCATTTCGCGCGCCTTAACTCTTGCGTCAGCAAAGCGGCGAGAAGCTTCCAAATTTGCCCTGTCATACCGCTCAGCTGTCGTCCGCGTCGAGGCGTGTCCGGCCACTTTGGCGGCGTCATCTGTGGATACCCCGCCCTCGCGAGCCTCGCTGATTCCGCTGGCTCGCATGTCACGGACCCATACATTCGTCGGTATGCCGGCAGCCTTGCGATCCGCCCGCCACCACTTCGTGAACATCTTGGCGGGATATGGCAATCCTGTGACTTCGTTAACGATCACAGGGCCGACACGGCGATCATCGGGCCAGTGCGCCAACTCATCCATAACCATTGGCGCAGCGGTGAGCGGATACGTCACAGACGCTCCGGTCTTCTCCGATGTCTTGCTCGGCGTGTATCGCAGGACAAGATTGTCGTCGATGTCATCCCATCGCAGCCCGGACCACTTGCCGCGCCTTGGGTCAACTACATCCGAAATGAAGTCGGCGTCGATCTCTTGCCACTGGCCGATGATGTCCCATAGTCGTAGCGTGCTTTCAAAGGCGATCGCATAAGCCAGCGCAGACGAAGGGCGCCCCGCTGCATGCGCGGCTTTGCGCGCCGCCACCACTTGCGCAGCCGTCAATGTGGCCTCACGCGGTTTTGGAAGCGGCAGTTTTTTCTTGGTCTCGCGAAGGACGTGTTGAAACTCCGCGCAGCCCGGCAAGCGGCACGTCACGCCGTATGTGACGGCGGCGTCGAGGATCGCACGCTGCATCGCGGCGGCGGCGAGATGCTTCCCGCCGTCCGACCACGCATTGTGCCAGCGCCTTATGTCGGAGCCGGTGATTTCGTCAATGCGCAACTTCCCGATGCCTGCCTCCAATTTGGCCAGATAGTGCTTGTACGGCACCAACGTGCCGGGGCGCAGCGCCTGAAACGGACTTTCCGGGTCTTTCTGATAGCGGCGCAAGAGCACGCCTAGCGTGCCATTGAACGCCTCTTGGTCGCGTCGGTAGCCGGTGCGCCATAGATCCATATCGGCCTGGTAAGAGACGCACCTCGCGGCGATGATGTCAGGTGAATCGATGTGCTCCGAGAGGTTGGCCGTCTTGGGCGTGTAGCCCTGCTTGACTAAAACCTCGTCCGCAACCCAATAGGGCTTGCCTCTGATCCATTTCAGGCCCGGCGCTTTGATCTTTTCCATACGCCCAGGTTCTCCTCGCCACTCGGCGCCCACCCATGATGCGCTCCGGTAAGCCCGATGTAGCTTGCGTAGAATCGACGGACCAGTTCAACCGACCTCCCGCCGTGGAACGAATCCACCGGCGGGAAGCCCGATTTCGCTGAAATCATCGGGAAGCGGTCGGCAAGCCACTGCTTCGCGCGCTTGCTGCCGACGATCGCGGCAGCAAGTTCGGCATCCGTCGCAAACATCGGCAGGTTGTCCAGCGGGCGGAACGGCTGGCTGTTGTCATTGGCTGGTTTCATGTCCCGCCTCCCTTGCTTGCGAGGGCTTGGCGTCCGGCTGTGGTCCAGCGGAACTCGCGATTGCGACCATCGCCACGATATTCCAGCCAACCCTTGCGTACGAATCGGTCGTAAGATTTCCGCAAGAAAGGCGGATCGAAGCTCGCCCACTTGTTCGGGCTGCCCGGATCGGCTTCCATCTCCGCGATGAATTCGCCTTCGTGTTCGGTCAGCTTCACGGCTTCTCTCCCTCTGAAAGAGCGGCGCGGCCGGCGGGGGTGATCTGCCAGCCCTTAGGCTCACGGCGCTTCCCACGCCATCCACCGACATATTCTGCAAAGCCAAGACGTTTGCATGTCTGCCGAACGCGGTCTTCTTTTCGGTCGGCGAGCGGCAATAGAGATCGCGGCGCGGGGCCGGCATGCGTGGCAAGGATGCGCTCCAACGCACGGCGCTGGTTCCATGTCAGCTTCATGCCTTCCTCCCGATGGCGCGGATAGCAGCGGCGATAGGCTGTAAAACTTCGGCGGGGAGATTGAAGAAGCCGAGTTGGCCTCTGCACGGAATCAGCGGTAGTGCGAACGCATCGCGCAGCACGAAGCCGTAGCGCCCGAAAAACCAGTTGCTGTCCATTTCGGTCACGCAATCAACAATACGCGCCATGCCGACGACGCCGCCGCGCGGGAGTGCTTTGTCTCGGTCGTCCTCCATATCGAGTTCCGACTTCGAAACTCCGGCGTGAACGATAAACCAGCCTCGGCCTTTGGTTGGCCAATCGCGGTTCTCGACATCCTTCCCATCATGGAAAATATGATGCGGGTACGGCTGCTTGATGCTCAGGGCCTTAATGTCTCCGCGCTCGACACGATCCGCCAGCGGTCGGAGATCAATAGCCTCTCGTGCGTCACTCATGGCGGCCTGCCTCCATCGCGGCCTTGAGGGCGTCCAGAAGCCGTGCCTCATTGTCGGACCAGTCACGATCTCCGGGGCTATCGGTGTATCCGCATGAGTAGGCCAGCCGCAGAACATCGACCATCGCCTCCGTCACCGCCTGTTCTGAGGGGCGGAGGAAAAGGGGGCGCTCCTCGGCCTCGTAGTTCGCAACGCGAAAGAACGGCGCACGGCCTTCGGACCAGTCGCTCCACGTACCTTTTCGCCCACTGGTCTTGTAAACAGGGCGCGACCGCCATTGCCACGCGGCTGGCTGCTGGCCTTCCGGTGCGGCTGGCTCGACCATCTTCCCGGCGTCGGCAATATGGTCTGCGGCTGGCTCAAGGGCGGAGAGGGCGGTTTCGATTGCCGCAATGGCAGGCGAGATCAGACCGTCAGCGAAAGTTACTTGATCCACCACGCCGTCTGCCTTCAGGTGGCTGTAGGCGTGTCGAAGCTGGGCAAGGTGGTATTCGAGCGCCTTCACCTTCACCGCGCCTGTGCGGGAGAGGGATGCGGCGGCGCGGACATGCTCTCCAAGACGATCTAGGGTGGCGTCGTGTTCCTTTCGGAGAAAGCGAAGTTCCTTCGTCAGCCGCTCGTTCTCTGCCTCCAGTTCGGCAAAGAGGTCGGCGCAGATGTATTCGGTCCAGCCGAAGACGGATTCACTGAGGCAGACAATTCGCCTATCGTCGTATGTGGCCCAAATCTTTTCAGGTGTATCGTTGCTCATGATTTTCTTCCGCTGACGGCAAGAATTGAAACAATGGCGATGAATGGAAACACCAAAACGGCGACCATCGCCACATCGGGCCAAGTAGCGCAGGTATTCATTTCTTATTATCCAAACGTATCTTGTGCCAACTGCGATGGACAGTATCCCATGCGTCAGCCCAGGCGTCTTTTGGGCTAGCAAAACTAATGTCGTTAAGCTCTCCGTATTTTTCGCTCAGAACAATCCATCCCGTCTTAACTTTGCGAATACGTGCGTCAGGAACTTCGATAAGGACGTGTGCTTTATTGCTCATGATCTATCGTCCCTCCTGTCTGTGCGCGGCGGGCGTCTTCTGCAGTACGTCGCATGTCATCGACTTTAGACGACCCAATGCGAGGATCGCTGTGGCTTCGCTTTATGATATGTCCCAGCGCCTTCAACGCTTCGTCGCGTCGGGCTTCGACGCGCTGGTTTTCTCCTCGAAGAACCTCGTTTGTTCCTTCGGCATATTCCAGCGCCTGTTGCGTCTCTGCATGGGCGGCGCGTTCGGTGGCGAGGGCGGTGGCGATGACTTTGGTTCCGAACCGCTCGACGTGTTCGGCATCCATATTCCCGATCACGCCGGATGCGATCTTGAGCGCGATCGCTCGCGCCTCTGTCTGCGCATCCACCAGCCCGCCGACTTCGGCTGGCGTTATGGCGCACTGTTGCGCGGCAACAGTCGGGGCGGTGTCGGTGAAGTAAGGCCCATGATCCTCGCCGGTTAGGGCGGCTAGCTTTTCTCCATCAGCAATAAGGGCGGCCTGCATCTCTTTATCCATCACGCCGCCACCCTCCTATCGCCGCGCTTGCGCCGCCGATTGTCATTGGCAACACGTCTTGCCGCTTCCCGCGCCTGCGTAACTGCGCCAGGTATCTGCATGCTATCGCCCGTAAGCGACGCCACGGTGCGCGCGATTTCGATTAACTCCCGGCGTGCCGGCGAGGAGCCAGCCATGCTGACGATCTGATAGGCGCGCGTGCCTTGGGCGATAAACTCGTGGGCGGTTAGGATGTTATGCTGCGATGTCATTGGTAGTCTCCTCTATTGTGGTGGTGCGGCTGGTGAGGCCGGTTAGGTGCAGGCTGTGTCGTCGGTGGGCCGCATATGCTCAAAGAGCACCCGCCATCGTTCTTCTTCCGACAAGCTCATGAACTGTCCGAAGGGGCTTTCTTCGTAAGCCTGCCTCTCCATCCATTCAGCGCGCTCCCGCTCGGCGCGCTCCTCTGCGCCGCATGCCGAGCAGATGCTGGATGAGATAGGGTTCGTATGCTCTACGCCGCAAACGCGGCAGGGCGACCAGTGCCTTCTCATGTCGCAGCCGCCATCAGCACGGCAAACATGCCGACGACGAACGCGGCCATGACAAGGCCGCTGATAAGGGCATGGGCGAGGTTGGCGAGGTGGCCATAAGGCTGGTGGTGGTTCATGGCCGGCCCTCCGCCTTGGCGATGGCGTCATTGACGATGTCCCATTCCTCATCGACAAAGCAGCGCCAGTTGTCGCCGCCAGCTACAACCCTCATAGCCTCCAGCAACACAGGTGCGGCGGCTATCAGGCGGGCCGTTTCTTGCCGGTGCGTGGCCGCAACTTCGTGCCCTCGCTCGTCGAGCACCACATACCGCTCGTAGCCGTACTGGTGCACGGTCCAATCCAGTGCCCCATTGCGCCCCGCGCAATCTGGCACGGCGTGCTGATGGTCAGTCATGCCGCCCTCCTGTCGTGGGCGTTCCACGCCGCCTCAATCTCGGCGTTCTTGTTCGCGTATCCTTCGCGCTCGTTAATGGCGCGGCAGAACAACTCCGCCGCGGCTTTACTGTGCAACGCCCCGATGGCGCGCCCGTTTTCGAGTATCTGGTAGCCTCCGCGAAACAGCGGGCGGCAGGTCATGAGGCCGCTCATGCCGCCGTCTCCACGCTAACGGTGCGCGGGTCGAAATCCCAATCTTCCTCATGCGCAGACAGCACCCGCTGGCGCAGCATCCGGTTAATGCGCGCAAGCTGTTGCACAAGGGCCGCGCGTTCGCGCTCAAGGCGCTGCCGCTGGCCGGGGTCAAGGTTGGTGGTGCGCATGGCGACTCTCCTCATGTGGTGTTCGGTCGCCTATCTATGCGTAAACGGGTAAATATGTCAACCGTAGACGCATAACAAAAATCCCGACTGCGCATATGAGAATCATTAGTTCTTGATTTGTTCTATAATTGGAGTCACGTTGCGGCACCTCAGGCAATGAAGGAGGGCGCAATGAGCGGTGCGGTGTATGTAATTCAGAGTTTCACACGCGGCGGGAAAGGGGCCTTGCGCGCCGACGCGCCGCTACAGGCGCAGAGCGTCGACCAAGCCCGTCGGCTAGCCGAGCGGCTGGCCGCGCAGAAGGCGCTCGTCGTCGCAATTGCGCGGCGTGGGGATCCATCTACTGGCGACTACGACGAGGTGGGGCTTATTGCGGCCTTCGGCGACGTGCCGGACGAAGTGCGGGAGATGCCGCTATTTGAGGCGGCGGCTGGTTAGCGTGACGGCCCTACGCAGCGGTCAGCGCGCCTCGTACTTGCCGACGATCCGGTGGCAGAAAGGCCAGTCTGCGCGGGTTTCCGTAAACTCACGCTCCGGGTTGTACTGCTTCAGGAACCAATCCTGGTCATTGTATCGAACGAGGCGCTTGACGATTGCCTCCGCTTCGTTCGAGCCCAGCGGCGGTACGTGATACAGCACCACGTTCTTATCGCGTGCGGGCGGCAGGTGGGGGTGAACCAGCGCCATGTCGCCGGGTTCGAAAGCCGGGGACATCGATTCCCCGACGATATAAACGCCGTAAGCGTCCTTCACGCTTTCAAGGATAGCGGGGCGCTTCACGTAGTCGATCGCCTCAAACGTCACGATCTGATGGCCGTCCCCGCCCATCGCGGCGGCATAAACCGGGAAGTTTCGGTCTCCGACAAGCTCGGCACCGGGCACAATCTCCGGCTTGAACGGTTCAGACAAGGGGACTGGCGTCCGCATCAAAAGAGATTTGGCCGCCGGCACCGTGTCGGCCAGCGCAACAAGACGCATCAGGTTCTCGCCCCGCGTCTTGCCGCCATGCACCCAGCGGTTCACGGAAGATTGCGTAACTCCCAGCTGGGCGGCAAGGGCTTCCTCGCCGCCGAAGTGGTCAACCAGAATTTTTGTTAGTGCCGACGTGTCCATGAAGAAAGCGCTAACGCATAGCGCGCCGCATGTAAAATGCATATACGGGTAAAATTGCTTGACTTGTCCACCCGTGCGCGCATATATGCCATTAACCTTAACGATTAAGGTTACCGATTCGCAAACAGGAAGGGTCAATAGGGCCGCACGCCGCCACCAACGACGTCACCACAAATGGGGCTGGTTATCCTAAGCGGGCAACCAGCCCACCAAAAAGCAAACGGGGCCTATTGTGCTCGACACCACTCGTTAGCACGGCCCCGTTCTGCGTAATGGGCAGGGGGAGGAGATGTTGCCACCTATGACCCCTACCGGTCCGACTTCCCTACCAAGGCAACAATGACATGGCGTCTCACCAGCGCCATGTCAAGCGCCGCCACACCAGCGGCAACCACGAAAGAGGAGAATCATGAAGCAGGGAATCAGGAAATTGCGAGCGGGCGGCGGGTCCATCCGCCAGATCGCGGCAGCACTCGGCATCAGTTACGGTGGCGTATGCCACCATATTTACGGCAGTCGCGGGCGTAAGCGGCCGCGCGCTACGCACAACAGCGTCATCCGGCGCGTCCCGGTACTCGGCGCTCAGGGCAGCATGTCTTGCTACGACGTTTTCGTCAGCCTGCCGCGTGTTTCGATTTTGGAGGCGGCACATGCCTAAACCCGACGAAGACTTCATCGGCATCGGCGATGTCGTCGAGCACAAGATGAACACTAACGTCTTCGGCATCGTGATCGGCTTTGCCGGTAGCGTTGTGTACCTGCGACTGTCGCCCAGTTTGCGAGTGGCTTCCTTCCACGAATGGGAGCTGCGGCTGCTGGACGACGATGGCGGGCCCGAGCCTGACGAGCCAGCAAGGGCGGATAACGTCGTGCCGGTGGATTTCACGCGCGGCGTCAAGCTGACCAAGAACACTAAGACCAAGGGCGCGGCGTAGTGCCCGTAACGGCTGGCTACCAACCAGCGCAACCACAAGAGGAGATTACCATGAAACTTGAAGTTGGAATGAGGGTGCGGGCGACGTACGGCGGGCTGGATCTCACGAAGGGCAGGGAATACGAGATCGTTGCAGTCGACCCCGATGATGTAGACCTGCCAATTCGTATCCGCGACGATGCAGGTGATGTACGGTGGCTCTTTGCTGATAGCTTCGAGCCCCTCACCGAACCCACCAGCGCCGCCATAACCAACGCGCAGGACGACAAGCCGAAGTTCAAGGTGGGCGATAGGGTGCGCGCCATAAGAAGCACCGACAACGTTGAAAAGGGCGAGACGTATACCGTACTGGGTTACGCGCGCCCGACCGGTGTCGACCTCTGGGTGATGCTTGATGGTATCCGAGGCTGGACTGACGATGGATCCTACCTTGAGCAGTACTTCGAGCCTGCCGGCCTCACCATCCAGCCGGGCAAGCACTACATCACCCGCGACGGGCGGAAGGTGGGGCCAGCAAGGCCAAGCGTCGGCACCGACTATCCGTGGTGGGTCGGCGAGTCTACCTACACCGATAGCGGCGAGTGGCTTGATGGCTGCGAAGATGACAACGACCTCGTCGCGGAGGCGGACGAGCCCGCCAAGGCAGACAACGATTACGGTAGGTCGGTCCTAAAATTCAAGGATGGACGCCTTATCCCTGAATCATCGTCTTTCAGGATGGTCTCCGGTCCAACTCCCCGCAAGGCCATCGTTTGCCTGATCGAAAGCGGCCAGCCGAAGCCTGCGAACCTGCCACACGTTCATGCATCCACAGCAGCGGCAGAGCGTGAAGCCGCCCGCCTTGCCTCACGCCACAAGGGCAGAGAGTTCGGTGTCTACGAACTCGTTTCCAGCAAGCGCGAGGAGCCGGCGTACGAGCATGAATGGCAGCGACTAGCCGCGCGTGGAGAAAAGATCGCTGCGATCCTCCAGCTTCGGCGAGACCACAACTTCCTAAGTCTCCGCTCCGCCAAGGGCTTCGTCGAAGACTTCCTCGACGCCGCCTAACCAGCCCCACCAAGGCTAGCCACCACCACGGTTAGTGCGCAGCGCGCACTAGCGAGAGGAGACATGACCCTATGGCTAATCACGCCAGCAATAACGCGCACCCATACGCCACGGCGTTTACGCGCACCGGCAAACACAACATGCTCAACCGCAAGCCGTACCGCACGGCAAGCCAGAAGGCGCGGGCGCGAGCCACTGCCCGCCTTGTTGATGGGCGATATGTGTCCAGCGCGCCCGTTTCGTACCATGCCGCGCCGCGCAGGAGGGAGGGATGAGCAAGACCAAGATTGACCTGCCGCTCGGCTGCTTCCTGCCGTTCCTAGCGCTCATGCTGTCTACAATCCCGGCGTGGCTGACGCATATCTACGTGTGCTTCACGACGGAGGCGTGGGGCTTTCTGATCGCAGGCGCAATCTTCGCGCCCGTCGCCGTGGTTCACGGCTGGGGCATTTGGTTGGGGGCGTGGTGATGAATGTCCACGTCAAACCTCCAGCGTCCCCATGGTCCAACTACCCACCCGACTACGCCACCAACGACGTACCTCCGGAGGAAGATCACGACGAGCCGTACAGCAGCGGCTTGTGGGCGGGTGTCGCGCTAACTGGCGCGTTCGTCGTGCTGGTGCTGGCGGCGTTTGCAATCAAGGAGATGATGACATGGGTGATTTGAACAGCGGTGTGGCAGGCTTGACCGCCGAAGAACGCGAGTTCCGGGACGATGCGGCGTTGGCGGCTTTGTCTGGATTGTTGGCCGGTAGGGATACGGGCAAGACCGCACCGTCGCCGGAAACCTACGCCGTAGCGTCTTACGCGGTCGCCGACGCCATGCTCGCCGCTCGCGTTGCTACCAGTGGCAGCGGTAGCAACCAATGACCGCGCCCGACGATCCAGACATCAACCTCATCATGTTCGCGACGCTGTTGCTCGTCGTCTGCATGATGGTGGCCCTAGGAGGGTAAACAATGACAGCACTAGCAATCGGCGCACCGCAGATCATCTGGATTTCGCTTGCCGCAATGGGCGTGGGCATCTCCATCGTCAAGCATGGCGAGCCACGCAGCCCGCATAGCATGTGGGCGTCCATCATCGGCACGCCGCTGGCAGTCGCGCTTCTTTACTGGGGCGGCTTCTTCACCGCCTAACCGGCCTACCAAGCCGGCACCACAACAAGAGGAGATACTATGGCTATCAGCCTTAGCAGCCTGAAATCCACCAAGCGAAACGACCCGCCCGTTATGCTTTTGTATGGCGTGGACGGCATAGGCAAGACCAGCCTTGCCGCCGAGTTCCCGAACCCGATCTATCTCGGCACGGAAGGCGAGCGCCCACCGTCCGACATTGAACTTGCCACGCCGGGCGTCATCACCGATCTGAACGACGTTTTCGGCGTGTTCGAGGAACTGCTAACCACGGAACACGGGTTTCAGACCGTCATCATTGACTCGCTAGACGGGCTGGAGCCGCTGGTTTGGCGGGCGACGTGCGCCAGGCTCGGCGTCAACAGCATTGAAGAACCGGGATACGGTCGCGGGTACATCGAGGCCGATGCCGAGTGGTCGGAATACCTGTCGGCGGTTGGCGCGCTGGCCGTGGCGGGTATCAACGTCGTGCAGCTGGCCCATCCGGAAATCGTGCGGTTCGACTCGCCAACCAGCGACCCATACAGCCGCTACACCGTCAAACTGAACAAGCGCGCCAATGCGCTCGTCCGCGAGCGGGCCGATATTGTCGGCTTTCTCAACTACCGCATTTCGCTGAAGGAAAAGGAGGTCGGCCACAAGAAGACCGTCACCCATGCCGAGGGGGGCAAGGAGCGGCAGATCCACCTGAATGAAGGCGCCGGCTTCGTGGCGAAGAATCGCTTTTCCATGCCGGACACGGTCACTTACCGCAAGGGCAAGGGGTACGAGGAGCTTTCCAAATACTGGCTGCCGGCGGAAGCGAAGGAGGCGGCGTGATGGGCTGGTTCAAGCCGAGTCCTATGACGCTGGAATACGGCGAGCCCGCACACCAGATGGTCGCCCGCGCGTTTCTCCACAACGCAATCCGCTTCGGTGGCGACATCCTAGTCGACGCCAAATATCACTTCGTCGGCCCGCACGGCATTGAATATCGCGGGACTGATGAAATTTGGAAGCGCAACACCAAGACAGTTGCGCAGGGCGTCGCGCAACTGTGCGAGGAAATCCAACAGGATTTCAATGAGCGTATCGCGGCAATGTCCAAGGCTCGCGAGTACGCCCGCGATCAGTTGGCCGTACCGCCACTGTTCGCGTCTGCCGCCGACTAACCCACCACCCGCGCTGCACCAGCAGCACCACCACCACAGCAGGAGATGACTAATGGCCAAACTGGCTACCCGATTCAATGCGCAGGACCATGATACCGAGCAGCGCGATTACGAAGAACTCCCGAACGGCACTTACGAACTTGAAGTCGAGGCGTCCGACGTCACGCCCACCAAGGACGGACGCGGCACCATCCTGAAAACCACGATGGTCGTGCTGCGGCCCGAGGAATACGAAAAGCGCAAGCTGTTCAACAATTTCAACCTCGAAAACCCGAACGTCCAAGCGCAGGAGATCGGTCAGCGGCAGTTCGCCAGCCTGTGCCGCGCCATCGGCGTGCAGGAAGTGGAAGACAGCGAGGAGCTGCACTTTAAAGCGTTCACCGCCAAGATCGGCTTGGGGCGCCCAAGCAAGGACGGGCAGTATCCGGCCCGTGCCGAGATTAAGAAGTATTTCTTCCCGGATCAGGGCGACGTGCCGGAGCCCGCAATCGACGCTGATCAGCCCAAGGCTGCCAACGACAACCGCCCTGCTGCGCGGCAGGCCGCAAACAGCAATAGCCGCGCGACCCCGGCGCGCGCTGCTGCTGGCGGTAAGTCTCGCCCATGGGGGCAGAGAAGCAACACGGTCGACGACGACATTCCGTTCTGACGCCATCCAAGGGCCGTCGTTACCGCGGCGGCCCACTTCCGCCACAAGAGGAGATAACCATGAAGAAGCTTTTGCTCGCCGCCATGCTCGCGGTCACCGCAGCAGTTGCGGGCTGTTTCAGCGATGCAACGGTCGCCACTGAGAATATCAAACGCGCCGCCGACAACTTTGAGATTACGCGGCGCGTAGTTTTCTACAACGGCATCACGGATAGCTACATGCTGTCGGTGGAAGGCCGCTGTTCGATGGACCTCAACTCCAGCGGCACGGCGTTCAACGTCATCTGCAAGACCGGCCCAAGCGACTACAAGCGCCACACGCTGGTGCTGTCCGACAATACCAGCGCCTTCGTGGAGCAGTTGGAAAGCGCGAATGTCAGCGCCTACCACTACCGCGTGATCTTCAAGCCGCAAACCATCCTGCCGGACATCGACTTCCGGGGCGGCGCTGGCGAACTGACGACGAACCGCAACTAACACACCAACGGCGGCTGGTTGCTACCCGCAACTGGCCGCCAGTCGGAGGATGATATGGACGAAAGAAAGGACGTGTGGCTGCTCGACGTTAAGCGCGAGTCCACGCTGAAAGTTGTGTTCGGGGAGCCGCTTACGAAAGCGGAAGCTATCGCGGCATTCGACGCTGACGAGCATGAAGACGTTCTCGATGAAGAAGACTTCGGCACCGAGGTAGTCGGCGCTCGCTAACACCACCAGCTGCCCCTTGTTGCCCCGCAACATCGGGCAGCCACCGCCCCACCAAGGCGACCACCACATAGAGGAGACACACCATGCGCCTATCCTTGCCCCGCCAAGACCTGACGCGGCTGCTGACCGCCGTGACCAAGGTTGTCGAAGCACGCTCAACGATTCCAATTCTCGGCAACGTGCTGCTGTCCGTCCAAGACGGCCAGTTTAGCGCCCGCGCGACCGACCTCGATATTGAAGTGTCCACCAGCATTCCCGTACTCGACGCCACGAACGGCAGCACGACCGTCAACGCCAAGCTGCTGGCCGACATTGCCAAGCGTGCGGCGGGCGACGTTTCGCTAGAGCTTGCGGACGGCACCCTGACGGTGAAATCTGGCCGCTCCCGCTTCAAACTGGCCACGCTGCCCGTCGAGGACTTTCCGTCGTTTTCCGCTGGCGACTTCACCGCCAGCTTTGACGTCGATCTGGCGGCGCTGGTTGCACCGTGCGCGTTCGCGATCAGCACAGAGGAAACCCGCTATTATCTCAATGGCGTCTATTTCCACACCGCCGAAGGCCGGCTTGCGGCGGTTGCGACGGATGGCCATCGGCTTAGCCGTCACTATGGAGACCCGCTCGACCATTTCGACGGCGTCATCCTCCCACGCAAGCTGGTCAGCATCCTGCCGAAAGGCAACGTCCACGTGTCATTGTCGACCACAAAGGTCCGCATCGCCACACAAGACACCGTAATCACCTCCAAACTGATCGACGGCACGTTCCCCGACTATCAGCGCGTTATCCCCACCGCCAACGACAAGATCGTGCTGGCTTCCATTGCCGACCTTCGCAGCGCAGTCGAGCGCGTGTCGACCGTCGCCACAGAGCGCGGGCGTGCGGTCAAACTGGACATTGCGCCGGGTCAAATCGGGCTGTCTGTGCGCGGCGACGCCGAGGCAACTGACGTGGTGGAGGCTGACTACAGCGGTGAGCCGATAGAAATTGGCTTTAACGCGGCTTACATCAGCGAACTGCTGGCGAACCTGGCCGGCGACACTGTGCGGATTGCGCTGAACGATGGTGGCTCGCCCACGATATTTACGGGCGGGGATGACGGGGTGTTGGTAGTGTTGATGCCCATGCGGGTCTCGTGATGGCGTGGCCACCCGAAGACGGCAAGCCGTACACGCCGAGCAACAGCACCGAGTTCGATTTCTTCTACGGTCGTTGGTGCGCACGTTGCACCAACGACGACCCTGACGGTGATAGTTGCGACATCATCGGCAAGTCGATGTTCGGCGAACAGCCCACAGAGTGGACGTGGAAGTCTCGCGCGCCCCATTGCTCGGAATTCCACTCTTTCGATGACATGCAGCCACTCCCAGAACCGCGCTGCCCTGAAACGATGGAGATGTTTTGATGCGCTTCGATGGACATCGTTACGTTGACTGCCGTTGGTGCGGCGGTCGTGGCTGCCTCCAGTGCGAGGGGGAGTTTAACAAGGCATACGAGCGCGCGTTCCCCGATGGGCCGAAGCCGATTGCGACGTTCAAACTGGATACGCCGGAGGGCACGGAGCGCGCCCGCCGCGCCATCGGGGTCGAGGCTTTGCAGAAAGCGTTCGGCCCCGACGGAGGAGGCATGTCGGAGTTCATGGCTAACTTGGAGCGCGATGGGGCGGGGCAGTAATGGCCCCAATTCCGAAGCCCCGAGCCTCCACCGTCGCCGCCATTTACCGCGCTTACGAGGAGGCCAACGAGCATTATGACAGCCTCGGCATAAGCGTCGGTCTGGCGGCGACTGAATGCGACCGCAGCTTGTGGTACACATTCAGATGGGCATCCCACCAGAAGCCCATTCCGGGGCGCAACCTGTCGATCTTCCGTACAGGCGACGTGTGGGAGGATCGGCTTGTCGCGGACCTCGAACGCATCGGCGTCGAAGTCTACGGCCAGCAGGACCGCATCCGGCTTGTGGGCGGGCACGTTCGCGGCAAGTGCGACGGCAAGGGAATCGGAGTGCCGGAGGCTCCGAAGACCGAACACCTGTTTGAGTTCAAGTCCTCCAACGACAAGGGCTTCAAGGAGATCACCAAGCACGGCTGCGCCAAGACTCGCCCGCTGCATTTCGGGCAAGTGCAGTTGGGTATGCACCAATTCGGGCTGACCCGCGCGGGCTACCTGGTCGTGAATAAAAACGACGACGAACGGTATTTCGAGCGCATCGAATACGACGCGGAATGGTGCATCCGGCTACTAGCGAGGCTGGAGCGCATTATCAACGCGCCGGAGCCGCCTAGTCGCATTTCGGACAACCCGGAGTTCTTCGGCTGCCGCTTTTGCGACCATCGCGAGATTTGCCAAGAGGACGGCTGGTCGCGCGTGTCGTGCCGATCGTGCCTGCATAGCACACCGGAAATGCACGGTGATGCGCACTGGTCTTGCGCCCGCTGGGCCAAGCCGTTGAGTGTCGATGAGCAGAAGGCCGCTTGTCCTGCGCATCTGCATATCCCGGCATTGGTTCCGGGGGAGTTGGTGGATTCGGATGAGGATGCGGAGACGGTGGCCTATACGCTGCGCAGCGGCAAGACGTGGGTGGATGGAGACGGGGATGCGGCTTAGGAGCTACACCAAGTCGGGCATGAACTGGCGGAGGAAATCCTTTCGTTCGTTTATAGCTTTCGCTAGATCACGGGCGGCACGCGCCTTGTCATCCCCCATCAATGGATGGCCTTCAATTACCCAATCTAATAGCCCTCGATTCCCACCATCTTCGGGGTACTTCGTGCCGTCGTTAACAACCGAACTAAGGACGTGGAAGGCATCGATGATATGTGGGCTTTTTGATTTGGCCACAGCCTCGATATCGTTGGCGGAAATCTTACGACGGCCGGAGCCAAGGATAAAATCGTACAATCCACCGTGCCGGTAGGAGTTGGCGATTTCCGTCGCGACCTGAAGTCCTTCGAGTTCATCCCGGAAATTCAACTTCATGGTAGCGGCGTGCTGGCGCCGAGACTCGTTGACTTGGCCCACCGCTACCGCGACAGCAAATATTACGAATCCGCTTCCGATTAGGGTCTGATACCGCTCAATCCAATAGTCATAAGCGCCATGAGGCGCCTCAATGTTTTCGTTGGGCTTGGTCCCCCATATTGAACCAAGAACTGAAGCGAGGATGAACGTGTAGATCACTAGCGCCATAGTAACCACTGCGCTCGATCGTTCACCACTCATCGGAAATAATTTCACGGAGCCCCCTCCAATGCTAAAACTGCGCCCGTACCAACGACAAGCCGTAGACCAGCTTTACGCCTACTGGCAAGACAAAGCCGGTTCGCCGTTGCTGGTCCTGCCGACCGGTGCTGGCAAGTCGCTGGTGCTGGCCACGGTATGCAAAGAGCTTATCGAAAACTACCCGGACATGCGCATCCTGATCGTGACGCATGTGCGCGAGCTGATCCTGTCCAACTTTGGCGAACTGCTGAACATCTGGCCGTTCGCGCCGGCAGGCATCTTCAGTGCCGGCGTTGGCAGGCGGGACGCCCATGCGCAAATCATCTTTGGCGGCGTCCAGACCATCGCGAGCAAGACAGACCTGATCGGGCATATCGACCTTGTGATGGTCGACGAGGCACACCTGATGCCGCGGAAATCGGAGACCCAATACGGCAAGCTGCTGGACGGTCTGCGCGCGATCAATCCTGACCTGAAGCTGGCTGGGCTCACCGCGACGCCATATCGACTAGGTGAGGGCAGCCTACATGAAGGCGAGGGCGCACTGTTCGATGACATTGCCTATGACCTGCCGATTTCGGATCTGATCGATAGCGGGTTTCTGGTGCGACCTATCAGCAAAGGCATGGCCACCACCTATGACGTGTCCGGCGTTGGCAAGCTGGGCGGCGACTATAAGCAAAACGCGCTACAGGCAGCCGTTGACCATGACGACCTGACGCGCGCCGTGGTGGACGAAATTGTTGCTTATGGGCAGGACAGGCGCGCATGGCTGGCCTTCTGCTCCGGCGTCGACCACGCCTTCCATATGCGCGATGAAATCCGCGGTCGCGGGTTCACCTGCGAAACCATCACAGGCGAAACGCCTGCCAGTGAGCGCGACCGTATTCTAGAGGACTTCAAGGCAGGACGACTGCGGGCTCTGACAAACAATTCAGTTCTGACCACCGGGACGAATCTGCCGATCATTGATCTGGTGGCGTTCTGCCGGCCGACTCAGTCAGCGGGACTTTATGTCCAGATGGCGGGACGGGGACTGCGGCTCTATCCGGGCAAGCAGGACTGCTTATTTCTCGACTTCGCTGGCATCGTACGTAAGCACGGGCCGATCGATGCGGTCACACCACCAGCCATGCGCGCCGGCACGGGCGAAGCGCCGGTCAAGCAGTGCCCGCAGGACATGGGTGGATGCAGGTCGCTGGTACATGCCAGCGCGCGAGAGTGCCCGGATTGCGGCTACGAGTTCCCGATTGACGACACGCCGAAAATCCAA